ATATGTGGGTGATGAAATATGATTCAGGAGCTACACAAAGAAATCGACAATTGGCGAGCTGAGTATATTCATCTTGGCCGAGAGATGGGGCAGATTATCAATGAACAACAAGATATAATCATGAAACTACAAAACGAAAACAGACGTATAAAACGTGAGAATTGGAACCTTAAGAAGACGAAAGGAAGAAAGAAATGACAAACGAACTAACACAAAAACAAATTACATCACCAGTTGCAGCACGCATTGGAGAAATGCAAAACGAGGGGCTAATGATTGCACAGAATTATAGCGTTAGCAATGCACTCAGTTCAGCATATTATGCTCTAAAAAATTCCAGCAGTGGGAATTTGCTCCAGATGTGCACTCAAGATAGTATCTACAATGCACTCCTTGACATGGTAACTCAAGGGCTTAGTCCAGCTAAAACACAGTGTTATTTCATACCTTATGGCAACACTGTCAAGTTGACTAGATCATATTTTGGCACTATGAAAGTTGTTAAGCAATTACCAGAAGTAAAAGATATTTATGCAGAAATTATCTATGAGGGTGACAAATTCCAAATTAAGAACGAAAACGGTCGGAAAGTTTTTGTTAGCCATGAAACGGATTGGGTTAATGCAGACAACCCAATCGCAGGAGCTTATTGCATTATCGAAAAAGAGGATGGGGAGAAAATCCTGACCGTTATGACCAAAAAAGAAATTGATAAGTCTTGGGCACAAGCAAAAACAAAGAATGTTCAGAATAATTTCCCTCAAGAAATGGCTAAACGTACAGTTATCAATCGTGCAGCTAAACAGTTCTTTAATACCAGTGATGATAATGACTTGTTTATTGATGCTGTGAACCGTACTACAGAAAATGAGTATGATAACGAGCGCCAAGTGAAAGAAGCTGAACCAGTGAGGGATGAAGTTGAAACATTAGACGATATCTTAAAAGCTCATAGCACGCCCACAGAGAGCGAGAACGTTATAGATGGAGAATTTTCCGAAGGAACCAAAACAACCCCAAAAACGGCTGAAAAAACAGCGAATCCTGACGAGTTAGTCTCTACTGAGCATCCCACTGAAGAAACCCCAGACTTTGACGAAAAAACAGGCAAAGTAATTGACCAAGAGCCAGAAAACGGTCAAATGGACATGCTAGAAGGGGAGGATTTCTAAAATGACTGAAGAACTAAAAGATGTGACGGATAGCTTGGAACTTGTTCCGGTAACAGATCTAGAGATTGGTTTTGTTCTAAAAGCTGCTGAAATTGAAATCCAAGGCAAAGAAGTTTTGGAGCAAGCTTTAGAGTCTTACCAAAAGAAATACACTGGCTATATCGTTACAGAAGAAACTTTATCAGATGACATTAAAGTCAAAGACGAGTTGGGACGAGTACAGCGTCAGATTGAACAAGAACTCAAAAACCAACTTTCAGAATACTCTAAACCTCTTGATGAAGCAAAGGCTTGGGTTGAAAGCATATTAGACCCTATCAAAACTTTGCAGACAGACATTAAAAATCAAATCAGGGAGTTTGAGGAGAGAGAAACAGAAGCCCGAAAGGAAACGGTCAGAAAAGCTTTTGAATCTGCAATCGCAGAAAGTGGAGTTGATCTTGACATCAAGCTGTTTGCTATTTACTTTGACGATTTTAGCAAGAAGAAGTGTTTTATGGCCGATAATGTGCGAATCAATCAAGCTACTTCTAAGATGATTGTCGGATTGGTTGCAGAAGAAGCTACTAAGAAGCAACAACGTGAAGCTGGACTTATACAGATTACAGAAGCGGCAGCTAAAGCTGGTCTCGGACCTACTGTCTACATTCGCAGTTATGACAAGGGAGCGAAACTTGCTGATGTTTTGCAAGCAATTCTTGATGATAAGGCATTAGCTGAACGAGCTAAAGCGGAAGACGAGTTGAAAAAGCGTATAGATGAAATGACTGCTATCGCGGTGGCTAAAGGTTTGAACCCTGAAAAGTACGTTGATTTGCTAAGAGAGGGTCGTTCTGCTTTGGATACTATCGATATCTTACATGCAGACGCAGATGAGCTTAGACGGACCAAAGCAGAAGCAGAACAAGAAGCTCAGAGTCGATTCTGTGCCCAAAATCAGCCTGAATTTGGGTCAGAAAGCAGTTCAGGGGGTAATCATACCCTAGAGCAAGAAACAAGCAGAAAATCGCAAAATATGGCTTCTGAGGATGGCGTTAAAAAATATGGTTACAAATTTACTGTAGATTTAATTTTTCCAGCAGAGAACGCAAAGGAAACAAAGGAGCAATTTAAAGAATGGCTCAATGCTCACGGCGTTCAATTTGAGCCACAAACAAAATCAGTAAAGGTGGAGATAAAATGACAATGGATTTGCTTGGAGAAGATTACTACTCAGTAGCTTCCGCACGTCAATATTGGTCTATCTCGCAATACAAGCGATTTAGGGAGTGCGAAGCACGGGCATTGGCAGAGCTAGAGGGAGAGTGGGAAGACCAACGAGATAACACAGCTCTTTTAGTTGGTAACATGGTTCACAGCTATTTTGAAAGTCCAAAAGCACATAAGAAGTTTATGGATGAAAATGCAGATGCCATGATTTCGAAATCTGGGAAAACCAAAGGTCAGTTAAAAGCTGACTTTCTGGTTGGCCAGCGCATGATTGAGCGATTGGAAGCTGACAATCAGTTCATGGACTATTATGTCGGCCAGAAAGAGGTTGCTGTCACAGGCGAAATCGAAGGAGTGGAATTTAAAGGCAAGATTGACTGCCTCAATGTTGAAAAGGGCTATTTCGTAGACATTAAGACCACAAAATCAGATATTGACAGCATGGTCTGGGTTCAGGATGAAGCAAGCGGACGAAATATTCAGGTTCGCTGGTTTGAAGCTTGGGGATATATTCTTCAAATGGCAGCGTATAAGAAAATGCTGAAAGAGCAGTATGGCAAGGAGTTTACCCCTGTTATCTATGCCGTGACTAAAGAATCTACTCCTGATACCCGAGCGATTGTTTTTCAATCTCAGGAAAAACTTGATTACGAGTTATCTGAGTTATCTATGCTTATAAAGCATCTTGACGATGTAAAAAAAGGGAAAGAAGAGGCGAAGCCATGCGGTCATTGTGAATACTGCAAAACGAAAGCGTTGAGTCAGCGTGTGGAGGTGGTCTGATGAGTAAACAAGTAAAAGACATACTAGAAACTCACGACACAGGTTGTCCTCATGGCATCACATTTGCAATACATCAAGATAAAGATGAGTGTATTGCTTTGTTTGGTCGTTCTGGTTGGCCCGGACTAAAACCTCGATTTATTCGTTGGAATGAAAGTGTTAAAAATCAAACAACATACAAAACTGAGGAATCCTTACTTAATGCCTATGTTTGTGATGTTAAAAAAACATCGGAAGATTTTATTGTCATTCAATTATTGCCCTTTTAAGAGGGGGAAATAATCAAAAACCAACTATTTCCATTTTGGAAACAACTCAAAAACTAACAAGCCGTGCATTCTTGTAAAACTGCGAACTAGAAAACGTCAGTAAAGGTCATGTGACCTTGGACGAGCGACTGCCCGTATTTAGCCAATTCTCACAAAGGCAGTCGCATTTTTTTGAAATGACATGAATGAAATCAAAGAAAAGGCTCTGGCAAAATTGCTAGAGGAATTAAAAGGAGATCATGGACCAGCTGAAGATGCAATACACAATTGGATTTGTGATCAAGAAGACGAAAAGCTTTTCGAAGGAGTTTTGGGTGATAAGAAATCTATTAGAGAAGCTTTGAACTATTGCGCTAGCCAGGCTAAGAACTTTAAGTCAGGAACTTGTGCGATGGTAGATGACTCTACCGTATTCGGTTGGGTCTATAAGTACTTTACTGGCAAAACCAAAAAGGTTGAGGCAATCCATGCGACTGTAGTAGTCGGCCAACAACCTGAAAAACCAAAATCTAAAAAAGTTAAAAAACAGAAAAATGTTATTGACGGTCAGCTCGATTTATTCGGAGAATTAGCATGATAAAAAATCAAAAAATAATTGCCGGACGTTTGAAACCGCCCCAAAAATTCTTTGACTGGTGCTATTCGCAGATCCCGACCATCAAATGGTCTAACAAATCTCAAACTATTCAGAGCGATCGGACAGGTTGTAGAGTTATCGAAAAACGTCTGACAAAATCGAGCAGATTAGACTTTTACGACAAATTCTACAGTTTCGCAATTATTCTTGTGACGTGCAAACGGATTGAAATCCAATCTTACGGATTCTGGTCGCGATACACGAACGGCAAGCAATCTATTAGGATGCAACTTACAAACTTTGAGCAGATGAGCGACAATCAAGTTATACAACTGACTGAAAGATGCGGAGTCTACGCTCTTGGGCTTACTCCTAACTTCACAGGCCAAGGAGCATATTCAGGAACAATATTTTTTGAAAACAATTGGGAGAATAAGATTCGAGAAATTTCCGAATTGAAGTACTTGGAATTTCCTCGTGGGTTGGGCTACTATCATTTGCCACACATGTATAAATACCGCTCTGAAATCGAGTTTCTTCAGAAAATAAATGCCTGGAGAATGGCTACGGATCTCGCTTATGATGTTACTGGATATGATGGATGGCATGTGAGAAAAGCGGTTGATTGCCGTGTCGTAACAAAGAAATGGCTTCATGAAAATAAGCGATTTTTCAAAAATACAGATAGGTCCTTCAGAGATTATGAGCTAGAACGTCGCATCAAATTGAGAGGTGGCACGCTTGTTCCTGGTATTGAAAAAATCCTGACTTATCAAGACATCAACAAAATCCCCAAAGCTGCCAAAATGAACAGATTCCAGAATTGGTTCTTAAAAAACAAAGTTAATTTTGACTACTATGTAGACTATATCAGCATGTTGAACGAGCTTGATATACCCATTGATACCGACAATCTCATCATGCCGAAAGATTTAGTCAAAGCGCATGATAATGCGGTTAAGCTGCTCATACAGCACAAGAGCGAGATTGAACAGCGCAAGTTCGAGAAGCGTCTGAAATCTTTGGCCAAATACGAGAAAGCGGTAGGCCAGTATCTCTTTAAACCGGCCTATAATTCTGGAGAATTGATTTTGGAAGGGAAGGCATTGTCTCATTGTGTTGGTAGTGCTAGGTATACTCAAGATCATGCGAACGGCAAAACGACAATCATATTTGTTAGGCCAAAAGATGAACCAAACAAGCCGTTTTTTACTTTGGAATACAAGGATGGCCGAATTGTTCAAATTAGGGGGAAACACAATTTATCAGCTCCTGAAGAAATCCGGCAAGCTGCAGATAAATGGCTATTAGAAATCAACAAAAATACAAAACACGCATAAAGGAGAAAACAAATGCTAAACAAAATCGACATACCAGGAACAGATATCACACTTGAAATCGTGGACAAGACCATCACGATCACCAATAAAATTGAATATGATATGCAGATGCATTTTAGAAATACAGATGCAGATGCTTCTCTTGATACAAGTGGCGACGTGTTTGAACCTCTCTACTGGTTAGATATTAAGGTGACACCGAAAATACCGACAGAGTATCATACGAGCCTTGGAATCAAGAGAGAAAAGCGTCACTTGGCCGAACTTCAGAAGTTCTTTGAGTTTATTGAGAGTAATAAACGAAACCTATTTGATCTCTGTGGATTCAAGGGAGAACTGCAATGAAATCTCTGACATTATCGTTAGACATTTCAACTACTGCGACAGGCTGGGCCGTATTTCACGGCTCTGATCTTGTTCAGAGTGGTGTCTTAAAACATAAAAGCAAGTCTTTCTTTGAACGTGGGCGCTTCATGGCTAGCGAACTGCGAGCAATTCAATCGAGAGCGCTCCAGAAGTACAACTGCCATTTTGAATCAATTGTAGTCGAGAAGAACTCAGTCATGGGGCCAAATCAGCAGTCTATGATCAGCATTGGAATTGTGACAGGTATCATTCTTGGCCGACTGATTGCTGACAATGTGTACTTCGTGAACGTGTCGACCTGGCGCAAGTACTGGAAGTTTAGTTACAAGGACCGAAGTAAAAAATCAATGAAGCTGCAGGCAGTTGCTAAGGTGTCTGATGAATTCGACCTGAACGTCAAAGACGATGAAGCTGACGCTATCCTGATTGGTTCATATTTTGTAAACCATGGCCAAGAATTTGGAAATTTGGAAAGCCACAAGGTGAGTTGAGGAGTTAGAAGATGAATAAGCAGGAATTGATTGAGAAATTTGAGCAGTTTTCTGGACATGGTTCAAGATGTTACATAGAAAGAAACGAAATTCTAAATCTTGTCAAACAACTAGACGAACCAGAGAAAGTCAAAGTTCCGCAGTTTGTGGATGATGTGATTGAGGGTGCAAGAGAACATAGTCCAGAACTAGAGGATGCGTTGCATTATGCTTGTAGCAATGGAAGCCAGGAATTTACAGAATGGTATCAAAAGAAATCCAACAGAGATCTCTTCGCTCGTGCATGGCTTGATGGCTACGAGGTCGAGGAAGAGAAGCGGTATTATGTAAGGTTTAAATGGATTGAAGGCTCATATAGTTACTTAACCTTTATTAAACGCTTTGACGCTTGGACGTTAAAGGATATAACACTAGATAAAAAATTTCGTACAGCTCACACCCGTAAAGAACTAGAAGAAGCTGAGTTCGGCTGGGTATTTGATTGCCCAGGGATTGAGATTGAGGAGGTTGAGGAATGAGTTATGATTTGGAAATCTTAGCGAAAATAGAAAACGGAGATTATATTCGTATCGCTGAACCTAGATATAGTTCTCCGACCTACAATCTCGGGAAGATGTTTAGAATTGCTATGGATTGGGATTTCGACCAAGGCACAATTTACAATGTTGCTGATATTTTAGATAATATCCAGCGTGGTATATCTGAATTAGAGCGGTACCCTGAAAAGTATGTGCAGTATGAACCTGCAAATAAATGGGGAACGGTTAGCGATGCCTTAGAAGTTTTAAAGTCATTGAAAGAGTGTATTTTAGAACAAGATATTGATACGAAATATTTATATGTGAGGTGGTAATATGAAACGACCAAACAGATACCCGTACACTAAAAATCAATGGGTTGAAGAAACCGTTGATCACTATACATATAAAAGCGATATTTGCTATACAAGTCACATTTTAGAAAATAGACTTACTGGAGAAATTAAGGACAAGGAGGCCACAAATTGAAACGTTTTATCGCTATCTGGATCTTGCTATCTGCTGGATTAAACATCTGGCAGATGGACAGGATTCGAGATTTGGAAGAGAAGAAGCCGATGGTTATCTACAAGGCTGATAATCAAGGCGCTGAAATTAAAGGCAGAGTCGTCGAGAAAGGGCGACATGGCAAGCTATATACGCTTACTATTCGTGATTATGGAGTGTTCGTGGTTACGAAGGAAGTGTATGATAATGTGAAAGTTGGGAAAGAGGTGAAATTATGATACCAAGATATAGAGCATGGATAAAGTCATTGAAATGGATGTGTGATGTAACTAACATTTCATTTGATAGCAAATTCGTAGATATCTGTCAGCAGGGAGATACTGAAAGATGTACAGAAATGTCAGTAGAGTTTGATGAAATTAAACTCATGCAATCAACAGGACTTAAAGACAAGAATGGCAAGGAAGTATTTGTCGGAGATATTATCAAATGCACAAGAGGATGCCTTCACGAAGTCTATATAGAAAAAGAATATGGCGGTACGTATTTTGGAGGAATGCCAGCTGTATACCTAAAAGACTTGGGAGAAGGATATGCGTGGACTGAGCATGAAGAAATCATCGGCAATGTATACGAAAACCCAGAACTTTTGGAGGATAAGGAATGAACCCAGAAATAATTGACAACATCAACAAACCAAGCCACTACCAAGGTAGATATGGTATGGAATCTATCGATGCTTTAAGAAACTTCATGACAGATGAGCAGATAAAAGGATTCTATCTAGGTAACAGTTTGAAGTACATACTACGACACCAAAAGAAAAACGGTCTTGAAGACCTAAAAAAAGCCAGAAAGAACCTTGACTGGCTTATTGAGGAGATGGAACATGAGAATTAAAACATCAATGGGAACAATCATCAATGTTGACAAGATAAAGCGCAGTATCACAGTTGAGGGCGTTGAATTGGGCTCAGATTGTCGTGCGCTGACCTCTAAGTATAAAGATGGACAGGTACAATAACACTAGTTTTTGATGGGAAAATAATTTAAAAAAGGAGTAAAAACAATGTTTACACAATACAATCATGAAACAGGGAAAACTACACTTACAAAACTTGCTAAAGGCGGTATCATTACGGTTGCAACAATTGCTTCACTTGGGATTTTTCGTCTCACAGCTGTGAAACGTATCCCAGCTAATACAGTTGGAGTTAAAGTTAGCGCAATTGGAGGTGTGCAAGAAAATACCCTGCAAACAGGATATCATCTAAAAATGCCATTTATTGACAAAGTCTACACCTTATCTACATCTGTTCAAACAAAAACAATGGAGAAAATCACGACTCAGACTAAAGATGGTCAGTGGCTCAACACCAATATCGATGTGAAATATCGTGTCAATAAGGAGAAAGCTATGACGGTATTCTCTAACTACACTACCTTGAAAACAGTAAATGATAGTGTAGTATCTCCAGCAGTGCAAAGGGCAATCGAGTCTGTAACGGGTAGTTACGATATCTATGATGTGCTGGGTGACAAGCGTACTGAAGTTTATGAAATGATTGACAAGGCTCTCAAGGAAAAATTTGAGTCTTATGATTTAGAGTTTGTTTCTTTCACAATTACAGATCAAGATGCTGGAGATGAAATTGAAGCAGCAATCAAAAATGAATCTGTAAAACAAAAGGAAATCGACACTGCAAAACAAGAACAGGAAAAGGCTAAAGTTGAAGCTGATACTAAAAAAGTTCAAGCTCAAGCAGAAGCAGACGCAGGTATCATCAAAGCAGAAGGTGAAGCCAAGGCCAACAAAGCTAAGTCAGATTCAATCACAGATAATCTTATCCGGATGAAAGAAGCAGAAGCCAGAGAGAAACATGGCTGGGTCACTGTCAACGCAGGTAGTGTGATCGCGAATAAAGAATAAAATAAAAAAAGCCAAGACACCCTCTGTCTCAGCTAATAGTTCTCGCAAAGACTATTATATCACAAAGGAGACAGAGAGTGAACAAGGCTAAAGAACTCTTGAAAGAGTTGCAGGATCTGGACATGGACATCCAAAGCCGTATAGATGAAATCAATGAGCTTGAGGCAGGTTTGCTCTCAAGTCCTAAGTGGTCAGGTGTCAAAGTCCAAGGTGGACAGACTAGAAAAGTTGATGATGTCTATACTCAGCTTGTCGTGATGAAAGAGGCTATAGAGCAGGATACTAAAGAGGTTATTAACAGAAAACTTGAATTAGGTAGAATGATCAACAGGCTTAAAAATCCAAAAAGTAGGTCTGTCCTTAGAATGACTTACATTACTAAGACTTACATTGAGGATATTTGCGACAATTTGAGAATTAGTAAGGCAACTTATTACAGATTACGCAAACAGGCTGAGTCCGAACTAGAGGAGACAATCATAGACAAAGTGAGCTAAAGTGAATGCGCATGAAGTCTAAAATCTGTTAGAATGGTAGTGTCAAGAATTGAAAGAGAGGTACCTGAAATCAGGGTGTCGTAAAGGACATTGAGGGTTCGAGCCCCACCCTCTATTTCGTTCATTGACGTCTCCTTTATACTTTATTATATTTTTCCGAGGTTTCGGCCTCGTTTTGGCGGTGACAGGTAAGTGGTTTCTCTCCTATGTTTCCCTTGGTTCGATTCCGGGCATCGCCATTTGAGTGTTTGTGTCCCAGAATGGGGTAGGCAGTAGGCTTAGCATTCATATATCACTCATTAACTTAAAAATGGTTGCAGTAGCGACTGAACCTTGCATGGTTGCGTAGCTAATTATATTCCGGATAAGTTATAAGCTAGAGGGTTTGATTCCCTCAGAGGTTGTAAAGACTACAAAAAATAAAAAAGGAAAACTTTCAAATTGATTACTAATTAACACGCAAGGTAGTAGTCGCCTTGCAGTTGGAACGTAGCTCAGTTGGTGGAGCGATATGACTATAAAGGGTCTGAAACGTAGGCAGGTTCGAGTCCTGTCGTTCCAATTTTTACAGAATTGGCTGTAAAAAGCAGAGTCTAAAGGACTATATAACCCGAGAAACGCATATCTTTTGGATGTGTGTTTTTTGGTTTTTGGAGGAGGGAAACAGTGAAGATTGTTGATAAGCCGATTGAATGGCTAAGACCTTACGAAAATAACCCTAGAAACAATGAACAAGCAGTTGAAGCAGTAGCTAATTCTATAAAGGAATTTGGTTTTAAGGTTCCGATTGTCGCAACGATAGATGGAGAAATCGTAAACGGACACACAAGGTTTAAGGCAGCTAAGTTTTTAAAGTTAAAAACTGTACCAGTTCTTATTGCAGATGATTTGACAGAGGAACAGATTAAGGCATTTAGACTTGCTGATAACAAGACAGGGGAGCTTGCTGATTGGGACGTTGAACTACTTTATAGCGAATTAGATGAACTTACTGGTTTTGATATGACGATGTTTGGATTTGAAGATATTGACTTTTCTTTAGATGATTTTGAAGAAGATGAAAAAGAGACGGGAGAAGAAGCCGATATCGATTCCGAAGAGAAGCCGAAAGTAGAATATGGAGATATTTTTCAGCTAGGACGACACCGTTTGATGTGTGGTGATAGCACATCTGCTGAAGATATGGCACGGTTAATTGATGGTGCAGTGATAGATTTATATGTTACAGACCCGCCCTACAACGTGGCCTATCAAGGAGGAACTGATGAAGCCATGACAATTATGAACGATAGCATGGATGATGTTAGTTTTAGACAGTTTCTAAGAGATGCGTTTGCGGTTGCAAACAACCACTTGAAACCAGGAGGGGCGTTCTATATCTGGCATGCAGATTCGGAAGGTTTAAATTTTAGAGCTGCAGTAAAAGAGACAGGTTGGTTACTGAAACAGTCTATTATCTGGGTCAAGAATGCTATTGTGTTAGGTCGTCAGGACTATCAATGGAAGCATGAACCCTGCCTATACGGTTGGAAAGACGGAGCGAGTCACTATTTTGTGGACAATCGCTCACTAGCTACTGTCATTGAAGAAGATGAAGAAAATCTAAAAGAAATGACAAAAAGCGAATTGATTTCTTACATCAAGACCATGCAGGATACATCTCCGACGACTGTCTTTTACGAGGATAAACCTGTTAGAAACGACATTCATCCGACGATGAAGCCTTTGAAGTTGATTGCTAGATGTGTTTTGAATTCCAGTAAAAAAGGCGAAAAGATACTAGATAGCTTTAACGGCGGAGGTTCTACATTAATGGTGTGTGAACGTTCTGAAAGAGTTTGCTATGCAATGGAACTAGATCCTGTGTATGTAGAGCGGACGATTAAACGTTGGGAAGAAGAGACAGGACTTACCGCTGAAAAAGTAAGTTAAATTTATTTTTTTGATAAGGAAGTGAGGCGATGGCTAATGAGCAAAATTTGATAAAAAATTCAGAACGAACTCCGAGCGAACGCCGAGAAAATGCAAAAAAAGCAGGGGTGGCTTCTGGTAAAGCTAGAAGAAAAAAAGCAAACTTAAAAAAGGCTTTTGAAACGATTCTGCAAGCAGATGTGGCAAGTCCAAACGTTAAGAAGCAACTTGAAGATATGGGGTTTGACACAACTAACGAAATGGCTTTAGCGATGGTTATGATGCAGAAGGCTATGAAAGGTAACGTTAGAGCGTTTGAACAAATCAGCAAGTTAACTACAACAGATGCGAAAGACTCACTTGATAAGAGAGAGCAAAAAGAACGCATTGAAGCGCTCAAGCTAGGAAACGAGAAGCTTAGAAAACAGATAGGAACATCAGAAGTTGACGTTAAAGACGATGGCTTTATTAAATCTCTGGAAGGGGTGGTTGAAGAAACTTGGCTAGATTAAGAATGCAAACAAACACATTCAAATTTCAACCTTTTAGCAAAAAGCAGAAGAAAGTGTTAACTTGGTGGCTTTGGAACTCTCCAGTCCATGAATCAGAAGGTATTATTGCTGATGGTGCTATCCGTTCTGGCAAGACTGTTTCTATGAGTCTAGCTTTCGTTATCTGGGCCATGACATCATTCAACCATCAGAACTTTGCGATGTGTGGGAAGACAATTGGCTCTTTCAATCGTAACGTCCTGAAACTATTATTGGTTATGATACAGTCAAGAGGTTTTAGCTACGTCTATCATCGGACGGATAACTTGATAGAAATCACAAAAGGAGACGTGTCGAATGATTTTTATATCTTTGGCGGTAAGGACGAAAGTTCACAGGATCTTATTCAAGGTTTAACGCTGGCAGGTATCTTTTTTGATGAAGTAGCGCTTATGCCAGAGTCGTTTGTTAACCAGGGTACAGGGCGGTGCTCTGTGACAGGTTCTAAGTGGTGGTTCAACTGCAACCCAGACGGGCCTTATCATTGGTTTAAAGTCAATTGGATAGACAAAGCAGAAACAAAGAACATGCTTTATCTGCATTTTGACATGGACGATAACCTTTCTCTTTCAGAGAACATCAAAAAGCGTTATAGAAGTCAATATCAAGGTGTTTTCTATCAGCGCTACATCCAAGGTCTTTGGACGGTTGCAGAAGGTATTGTCTACGATATGTTCAGTAAGGATAAGCATGTTGTATCAACTTTGCCAGAAATGAGTAAACTGGGCAAATATGTTTCGGTCGACTACGGTACGCAAAATGCGACCGTTTTTCTTTTGTGGGAAAAAGACATCAATGGCAAGTATTACTTAACAAGGGAATATTATTACTCAGGTCGTGACGAGAACGTACAGAAGACCAATGCTGAGTATGCTGATGATCTAACTGCTTGGCTAGGAGATACGAACATCGAACGAATCATTATTGACCCGTCTGCTGCTTCATTCATTGCTGAATTGAAGAAGCGAGGATATAAAATCAAAAAAGCTAGAAATAATGTCCTTGAAGGCATTCGTTTTGTTGGGTCTATGCTAGGCCAAGAGAAAATAGCAGTGCATGAGAGCTGTGTGAATACGTTGAAAGAGTTCCACGCTTATGTCTGGGACGAGAAAGCCTCTGCGAATGGCGAGGATAAGCCTATCAAACAGTTCGACCACGCAATGGACGCCCTACGTTATTTCTGCTATACAGTATTATTCAAGTCAGGAGGTATGACTGTTTGGAAATAGAAGTAGTTAAAAATATAATCTCGTCGCAGATGGTCAAACATGGAAAGTTTGTCTCACAAGCAGCTGAAGCTGAGAAATACTATCGCAACGAGAATGATATTAAACGGAAGCGTAAGCCTGCCGATAAAAAAGGCGCTGAGAACGAAGCGAAAGCAGAAGATAATGCATTTCGTAACGCTGACAACCGTATTAGTCACAACTGGCATCAGTTGTTGCTTGACCAGAAAAAGGCTTATGCGTTGACCTATCCGCCTACATTTGATGTGGACGATAAAAGCGTTAATGATAAGATTGTAGACGTCTTAGGAGACGATTATGAACGTATCAGCAAGCAGCTTTGTGTGAATGCAGGAAACGCTGGCATTGCTTGGCTTCACGTTTGGAAAGACTCTAGTGATAATTCGTTTAGATATGCTTGTGTCGACTCAAAAGAAGTGATACCAATCTATTCAAAGTCTTTGGATAAGAAGTTGATTGGGGTACTGCGAGTTTACTCTAGCATTGATGAAACAGATGGTAAAAATTACACTGTTTACGAATATTGGAACGACAAAGAGTGCTCTTTCTATCGGCACGAAGAAAATAAGCCACTGGAAGGATTAGAAACATTCCAAGCAATCTCTTTGATTGATACCATGAATGGAGACCGCTCAAGCGACAATAGTTTCAAACATGATTTTGGCCTTGTTCCTTTTATTCCGTTCAAGAATAACGAAATTGAGACCAATGACTTGAAGCCAATCAAAGACCTAGTTGACGTTTACGACAAGGTTTTTAGTGGGTTTGTCAATGATACAGACGATGTTCAAGAGGTTATCTTTGTTCTTACAAACTACGGTGGGCAGGACAAGCAAGAGTTTCTAGAAGATTTGAAACGCTACAAGATGATTAAGATGGACAACGACGGCATGGGAGACCAATCAGGAGTTACAACCATTGCGATTGACATTCCAACCGAAGCAAGAAATCTGATTTTAGAGCGGACTAAGAAACAAATCTTTATTAGTGGCCAAGGGGTTAACCCTGAAACAGATAAACTGGGGAACAGTTCTGGAGTTGCTTTGAAGTTCCTATATTCGCTCTTAGAGTTAAAGACCGGCAACATGGAAACTCAGTTTAGGAGTGGATATGCCACGCTTGTTAAGATGATCTTGAAACATCTAGGGTTATCCGACAAACTCAAAATCAAGCAAACATGGACACGGAACTCAATCAATAATGATACAGAAATGGCTCAAGTAGTTTCTACTCTTGCAACTATCACATCAAGAGAGAACGTAGCTAAATCAAATCCAATTGTAGAAGATTGGCAGGATGAACTACGCTTGCAGAAAGCTGACCAAGAGGAACAATCTGAAAAACTCTACGACATGGAAGAGGTAGAGCATGAGTCGGAAACTGAATAAAGAAGAGAAGATTGCTTTCATCGAATCTCTCGATGACCTCAACCGAGAAGAGAAAGACAGATTGCTATATGAGCTGGCTCAGATTGACGACCTCGGCGAGATAATAGACTACATCGATAATTTATACCACAGAACACTAAAACGCATTACAGGGCGTTTAGAGGCGTTTGAGAGGGTATCTAAAAATCGTAGCGACTCATTACCATTTTATCTGTTATCCCTGACTAAGACTGACCAAATGAAAACCAAGCAAGAGATTGCTAGCTTTGTTAAGAAACATCCTGATTTAACAGAGTGGTCAAGGTCAATAAAGGTCAAAACAAATGCAGATGCCTTGTTTGCTGGTGTTGAGATGGATATCGCTGAAATGAATGGTAAAATCAATAAGCGAATAGAAACACATCTCAAGCAAACCTACCAAGAAACCTACTTAAATCGTGCTTACAACTACCATAAGCAGACCAAAAGAGAACCGAATTTCAAGCCTGAGCGTCTAGAAGAAGAGTATCTTCAAAAGGCAATCAACGAAAACTTCAAAGGCAAGCGGTTCTCTGAGCGTGTTTGGGGTAGCAACATGGACGAACTGGTTAGTAGAGTAGAGTCACTTGTAACCAATGATTTAAACCGAGGTTATCCTGTAGACCAGTCAAGTAAACTTCTAGCAATTGAGTTCGACCGTGCTCGTAATCGTGCAGTGACTGTTTTGCAGACGGAAACGAACGGAATTCAGGCTCAGGCAACGCTGGATGAATATCAGGACGACAATATCAAGAAGTACAGGTATCTGGCGACCTTAGAGGTTCACACATGCCCTATTTGTGGAGAGTTAGACGGTAAGGTATTTCTTGTTAAGGATGCAGAGAAAGGTGTAAATTACCCGACCATGCACCCTCACTGTCGATGTACAACGGTTCCTGCCTTAGAAAAAGGTGGGAAACGCTATGCAAGAGATATTGAAACAGGAAAAGGCTACGAGGTAGATAGTGGTCAGACCTTCAAGGATTGGCGAAAGCAGCAGCTTGATAAGTATGGTCAGACTGCCATCAAAGACAAGCTACAAGCTGAAAGATTGGAAAAGGACAGAGTCCGCAGATCCAAGGAACAGTTCATAGCTTATAGGCAGGTTTTAGGCTCTCAAAATATGCCCAAAACATTTGCAGGCTTCTATGATTTGAAGTATAATGATGCTGAGGGATATAAGGAACTAAAAGACCGCATCAGATGGGCAAAGTCCAAGTTTCCTACTGAGAAATCTTTAAATGGACATTTCAAAAGTCATGGGAAAGAGTTCGGAGCGGAAAGCCCTGAAGAATATCAACAATTGGCTAGAAATTTATTATCTTCTGTTGTCTCTAAAAATATTATAGGTTATGATACTGGAGAAAGAAGAGTTCGATTTAATCGAGAAACGGGGACAATTGCGATTGGGAAAAGAAATGCCTCAGGAAAAGCGAGAATAACAACTATGTTTAAGCCAGATGATGGAGAGGAATATTACTATGACGACTATAAAAAAGAATATAATAATGATTGACGGATGGGAACATGTGCATTGCCCCGTATGTGGAAATTTAGTAGAAACTTATGATATTTGTGATGTTTGTCATTGGCAAAATACGGGAGCATTTAATATCGATGGCGGTCCTAATAAAATGACACTTGTGGAGGCTAAAGAAGCTTACGCAAAAGGCTTACCAATTAGATAAATAAGCACCTAGAGAAATCTAAGTGCTTTTTTCGTACTCAGAAAGGATTGAAGAAATGAATCGTGATAATAAACCTAACATGGATAAGGTAAAAATAGGTGGTATCGTCTATGAAATCGAAAAAATAACTGATTTACAGGGAAAAACAGGAGAATGGGGGCATATTGAGTACAAGACATGCAGGATTGTTCTAGACGACTCAACTAGTCAACAAATCGAAGATCAGACACTTATTCACGAAATTACGCATGGTATTTTAGTTGAAGCTGGCTATATAAATCATGAAGAAGAGCAGGCAGACCGAATTGGGAAAATTCTTTATCAGGTTTTGGTTGATAATGACTTTTCATGGCTAAAAAACAGAAAGTAGGCGATCCAACATCTTGACTGGCAGGAATAGACTGCTATTTATATCATAATTCTAACCGCATCGAAATCGAGGCGGTTTTCTTATGCCCTGAACATGGCGTTAAAAGGTTCAACTATTGGACAAGTCCGTAGTCCTAACAAAAGCGGAGCGTCTGGTGATGGAGAACACCTAAAAAGCCTAGCGTAGAGGAAAGGATTTTCAAAATGAAAAAAGAACAACTGGCAAACATCGGCTTAACTGAAGACCAAATTTCTCAAGTCTTCGCTTTGTATGGTGCTTCCGTCCAAAAGTTAAAGGATGATGTGGCAAGTAAAGATAGCGAATTGGAGAGCGTGCGTGGACAGCTGACACAACGTGACAAAGACTTGAATGATTTGAAGAAAAAAGGCGCAGATGTTGAAGATATTCAGCAAAAGCTAGAGGACTTACAAGCTAAGTACAAACAAGATACAGAAGCGCTTGAGATGAAACTAGCGGATGAGAACAAATCTCGCTTAATCGATGCTGAGTTGACAAAAGCTGGCGTTCGAGACGCAGAAATTTTTGAGAAAATCTTAAACAAAGACGAAATCTCTGTAAAAGATGGCAAATTGATTGGCTTAACTGAGCAAATCGAGGCTCAGCGTGCTAAGAGTCCATATCTCTTTAACGGGGAGAAACAAGCCCAATATACGCCAAACCAAGGCGATGGGCAAGGTGCTAATTTAGGGAGTTGGGAAACTGCTATGAGCAATCTTGACTTTAACCTAACTCAATTTTTAGAACAACAAGGAGAAAATAACTAATGGCTAATGAAATTACAAAAATTCTAGACACGATCACACCTCAACAGTACAATGCCTACATGCAACAGTACACTGCTGCTAAATCTGCTTTCGTTCAAAGTGGTATCGCAGTATCAGACGAACGTGTCTCTAAAAACATTACATCTGGTGGTCTTTTGGTCAACATGCCTTTCTGGAATGACCTTACTGGCGATTCTGAAGTTCTTGGAAATGGCGACAAAGCCCTAGAAACTGGAAAAATTACTGCTGGAGCAGACATCGCCTGCGTTCTTTATCGTGGACGTGGTTGGGCTGCCAACGAATTGACTGGTATTGTAGCCGGTTCTGACCCAGTCCGTGCTATCTTGAACCGTATCGGTGCTTACTGGTTGCGTGAAGACCAAAAAGCCTTGATTGCTACCTTGAATGGTATCTTTGCTACTGGAACAGGTGGAGAGAAAGGTGCGCTTGAAGAAACTCACGTATCAGACCAATCAAAAGCGTCTACTGGTATCGATGCAGCTATGGTGCTTGACGCTAAACAATTGCTTGGAGATTCTGCTGATCAAGTTACTGCTATTGCTATGCACTCAGCGGTTTACACTAAACTACAAAAAGATAACTTGATTCAATACATCCAGCCAACAACTGCGACTATCAACATTCCAACCTACCTTGGTTACCGTGTCATTATCGATGATGGTATTGCACCAACAGGAGATGTTTATACATCATACCTTTTCCGCACAGGTTCAATCGGTCTCAATACAGGAAATCCATCAGGATTGACTACATTTGAAACTTCTCGTGAAGCTGCTAAAGGTAACGACATGATTTACACTCGTCGTGCCCTTGTGATGCACCCGTACGGCGTGAAATGGACTGGCGCAGAAGTGGCTGAAGGAAACATCACTCCATCAAACACTGACTTGGCTAAATTCAAAAACTGGCAACGTGTTTATGAGCCTAAGAACATCGGTATTATCGCTTTGAAACACAAAATCGGCAAATAGATTGGGTAACAGAATATGATTCAAGAATTGAAACAAGACAACACAATGTACTTGATCTCATGCGTCCGGAAAATGCGTCAGGATAATTATTTCAAAGATATGGAAGTTCTTCACTACGCTTTGACCCAAGCAGAAAACGAGATTTTGAATTATATTCACCAAGACAGTGTGCCTGGACGTTTAGAGAACGTATGGATAGACATGACTAACGACTTACTGGACAAGGTCAAGGAGCAAAGCGTGCTTGCTGAAAAAGCTGACGCAGACGACTTTTCGGTCAAGAGTATCAAAATGGGTGATACGACAATCGAAAAGGTTAGTCCTTACGAAATGATTCAACGAATGAAACAAGTGCCGTCATCACTTGAGCGCTACAAGCGTCAGTTGAATCGTTTTAGGAAGCTACTATGACCGAATATGCTAAGACAGTCTTTGATTGCTTGTATGACTGTAAAATGACGGTGAGAGGTTATACAGAGCAAGAGATAGACGGTTTGACCAGTATGTCAGAAAGCGTGCTGTTAGAGGACATTCCCTGTAGGATTTCACAAATGAGCAATAGTTCAACGAACGGGAGCGACTATCAAGCTAACGGCTATGATATGAAACTCTTTTGCTCTGTTGTCTATGATATCCCTGCAGGTTGCAAGATTGAGGTGACTGATAGAAATGGGCACGTTAAAGTGTTTACACGCTCTAATGTGCCTATTGATCAGTATTGGTCACACCAAGAAATTGCTATAAAGCTAGAGGGCAAGTCATGAGTGGCAGTTTTGATTATCGTAGTTTCGCTAAGTTTGCTGACAACTTCAACAGGAATGCGAATCATGCGAAAGTAGACCGATTTATGAGACAGACCTTGAATTACGAAGGCACAGAGCTAAAATCCAAAGTGAAAGAGAGAACACCTGTCGGTGTTTATACGGATCATTGGGTTGAGTTCACAACCAAAGATGGCAAACACGTCAAATTTTGGGCAAGTGCTCATGGTAAACAAGGCGGAACCTTGCAAAAAAGCTGGTCTAAAAGCCATATTGAAGTATCTGGACGGACTTATAAGCAGAAAGTTTATAACAAGGTCTACTATGCCCCACACGTTGAGTACGGGCATAAGACGGTCAATGGTGGCTTTGTTCCAGGGCAGTTTTTTCTTCATAAAACGGTTGAAGATACTAAAAGCGATATGGAAAAGCGTGTCCGTGATAAGTATGATGGCTTTATGAGAAAGGTAGTGTTAGGAAATGGCAAATAAAGGCTTTCGGTTAGTCGAGGAGTTAGTTAGTCACATCAAGGGGTTATATCCTGACATCAGGATTTATCTGGATGAAGTAGAGCAAGGTTTTAAAGAGCCTTGTTTTTTTATCCATGTGGTTGATACTAAGTACACTCCAGAGGCCAATAAGTATGTGAAAGTACGTTCTAAAGTGGATTTGTCTTATTTTCCTCCTAAGAAGAAGCGTAGTGAGTGTTTAGCAATGCAGGAAGAATTGAGTTATAAACTCTTACACTTGCCGACGATTCATTTATTTGACCGTCAGTATGAAGTGGTTGACAACGTTCTGCATTGTATTTTTATCGCAAGCACACGCTTGAAGTTAGAAGAGGAAGATATCAAACAACGTGAATTGAAAGTGAAAGAAGAGGTGAAAGATGGATAATGTAGACGGAATTGTGTTCCCTACTGCGGACATTTTGGAAAGTAGCGCTTTTACCAACGGAGAAAAAGACATCTTGGGAGCTATTTTAGATCCAGAAGAGTCTTATGGCTTGGAAGAAGCAAGAGCAAAACTAGAATACGAACTAGGAAGGAAGATTAAGTAATGGCAGGTGGAAATTGGAAACGCCAAAATAAAGTAAGACCAGGTGCTTACATCAACGTCAAATCAAAAGACATTGCAATGACTCGCCTTGGGGGCGATGGTGTCGTAACAGTACCGCTAGCACTCAGCTTCGGTGAATCAAAGAAATTGATGAAGATCCGACGTGGTGAAGACCTATTTAAAAAGCTAGGTTATGAGCAAGAAAGCCCTCAGCTTTTGTTGCTGAATGAAGCATTCAAACGTGTGAGTGAAGTCTTGCTTTATCGTCTAAATACAGGAGAAAAGGCAAACGTAAGCCTTTCAGACAACGTAACGGCTCAAGCCAAATATAGCGGTGTCCGTGGGAATGACATCACAGTAACAGTCAAAACAAACGTAGACGACCCAAGTTCATTTGATGTTGTCACGTTCCTTGATACTGTTGTTATGGACTCACAAACTGTAAAAGTCTTGGCTGACTTGAAAAACAATGATCTAGTTGAATTTTCAGGAACTGGCGAACTGCAAGCGGTGGCTGGTGCTAAACTTACTGGTGGTACTGACGGAACAGTGTCAACTCAAGACTACTCAGAATACTTCAAGGCGCTTGAAACAGTTGAATTTAACTATATGGCCTTGCCAGTAGAAGACGCTTCTATCAAGAAAGCAGCTATCAACTTCATCAAACGTATGCGTGAAGACGAAGGACTTGGCGCTCAATTGGTTGTTGCAGACTCTGACGCTGACAGTGAAGCGGTTATTAACGTTAAAAACGGCGTTATCTTGTCTGACAAGACAGTTATTGACAAGACTAAAGCGACTGTATGGGTTGCAGCAGCAAGCGCAAATGCTGGCGTTGAGAAATCATTGACTTATGAGAAGTACGAAGATTCTGTTGATGTTGTGGGTCGTTTGAGCCATACAGAGACGATTGCTGCTCTTCAAAAAGGACACTTTGTGTTCACGAACAAACGTGATAGAGCAGTTGTTGAAAAAGATATCAACTCACTTGTAACTATCACATCAGAAATTAATCAGGATTTCCAAAAAAACCGTATGCTTCGAACCTTGGACGATATTAGAAATGATACAAAACATGTATTTTCTGAATATTTCCTTGGAAAAGTTGACAACGACGAAGATGGACGTCAAGCGTTCAAGGCGAATCGTATTCGTTACTTCAAAGATCTTGAGGCTCGTGGTGCTATTGAAGACTTCAAAGTTGAAGACATCGAAGTGCTTCGTGGTGAGTTGAAAGAGTCTGTAGTAGTTAACGTTAAAGTTAAACCAGTGGACAGCATGGAAAAACTGTATATGACAGTTGTAGCAGATTAGGAAAGGAGAAAGCATGGTTTATTTGAAAGGTCGTGACGTGATTAGCGGTCAGGAAGGTACCGCTTTTATTCACGTCGATGGCAAAAATGAATTCATGTTCTATGTAAAGGAACTTGAAGCGACAGTTAAGAAAAACAAAGAAGAAGTTCGTACTTTGAACTATCGTGGCACGCAAGTGAAAGCGACTGGTTTCAAGGGCGAGGGCAAGATGACAATCTACGGTGTCACTTCAACATTCAAGGAAATGATGTTGGACTACATGAAGAATGGTCGTGATACATTCTTTGATATTCAAGTAACAAATAACGACTCTACTAGTTCAATCGGTCGTCAAACAACTATCTTGCGTGAATGTAACCTTGATGAAGTTGTAATGGGACAATTGAAAGTTGAAGATGATTTCTTGGAAGAAGAAGTCAACTTTACTTTCGAAGATGTGGATATTTTAGAAAAATTCGGTGCGCCTAAATTAGGTTAGAAAGAGGATAGATAAATGGCAATTTCAGACTTTTTACTAGAAAACGTTCAGCAGGAAGAAACAAAGGAAGTACACCTTAAGCGTTTCAAATCTCCTTTCGTCATTCGCAGTATTGACGAAAGCCTAAATGATACATTGAAGAAACGTGCGACAATCAAGAAGAAAAACCGTCAAGGTGTGGCTATTCCTGAGTTCAACAACGATAAGTACATTGACTCTTTGATGTCTGCCTGCGTTGTTACGCCAGACTTGAAAGATGCTCAACTACAAGAGTCTTATCGTACTGTTGGGGATGAAGCAGCAACCTTGAAAGCTATGTTGAAGATTGGAGAATATGCTACCCTAATGCAAGAAATCCAGTCGCTTAACGGATTTGATGAAGATATCAATGATCTTGTTGAAGAAGCAAAAAACGACTAGAGGACGGGGACGCAGAGTTGAGTTATGCTTACTACTGTTTGCATCAATTCAACTGGACTCCGTCCTTTTTGGATAGCTTATCCAAGCGTGAAAAAGCCTTGATTTTTGCCTTTATCGATATCCGAGTAGAGGCAGAAGAAAAGGAACACAAAGAAATGGAAAGAAAAAGCAGAGGAAGGAGGAGACGGTAGAAGATGGCTACATTAATGCAAACGCTGGCGCTTAGAGATAATTTCTCAAGCCCTTTAAATCGAATTAATAGCACAATCAACAGGACTATTGCTAAGTTCGGAGAGTTGGATAGACGTGTCAAGAAGATGACGCAAACTGCAACGATTAAAGTCAAAGCAGATATGCCTAAAAATTTAACTGCGCCTAAAGCTACTAGCCCTGTAGCGCCTAAAATGGCGACACCTATCGCTCCTAAACTTCCTTCGACTGGGCCTCTTGTTGGTGGCCTTGGTGTTGCTACATCCATGCTTGGTCGAATGACCTCTATTTCTCGTGCTTTAAATTTCATGGTTGCTATTCAAGCCTTGAGGCAAATGGCTAATTTAATGAGCGGTCTGATTAAGTCAGGCGATGATTATATTCAGACTATGGCAAGGCTTAAGACAATAGAAGACGGATCTAAGACAGGCCAAGAACTTCAAGATAGTATCATGGCAGCAGCACAGCGCTCAAGGACTGGCTTTGGTATCATGGCAGACTCAGTGGCTAAACTACGCTCACAAGCTGGAGAAGCCTTTAAAAGCAATGATGAAGCTATTGCATTCGCTGAACAGTTGAACAAGCTGTATAAAATCGGTGGTGCAAGTTTAGAGCAACAAAAAGCAGGGACGCTTCAAATCACACAGGCGCTTGCTTCAGGGGTTCTTCGTGGTGATGAGTTTAACTCTATGATGGAGAACGCTCCGCTTGTTGCCCAAAAACTAGCTAGACATCTTGGTGTCAGCGTTGGTCAATTGAGGGCAATGGCTAAAGATGGTCAATTAACTGGAGATATCCTTAAGAGTGCCTTGCTTGGTTCAGCAGTTGAAACAAACGCTGAATTTGCGAAAATGCCGATGACCTTTGCTGATATGATGACTCAGGTTGGTAACGTTGCCTCATACGCATTTCAGCCTTTAATTCAAGCATGGCAAGAGTTCATAAACAGTACCGCTGGACAGAACTTCATGGCAGGTTTAGAAACCGCTATGTTTGCGATTGGCCAGATAGCTTTGTGGCTTTTTAATCTCTTTGTTGCAGGTTGGAATTGGGTGACTGAGAACATTAACTTTGTAATTACTGCTTTAATAATGGTCGCAACTGTAGCTACCATAGTAGGTATTGCTATATTTATAGCAGGTATGATTGCACAGGCTCCATGGGCGTTAGTCTATTTAGTTATGATTGGTATTATTGCCGTCGCGCTCTTAATTGCTACAGCTCTAAACGCTATGGGGATTTCATTCTTAGATGTTGCAGCTGCTATCGTTGCAGCCTTTGTCTTTGTCGGAACGGTAGTTTATGACATCATTATGTTTGTTATCAATCTTGTAATGTATATGATTGCACCGATTGTGAACCTCTTCATAGGTATTTACAACATTGGTTTAGCAGTTGCAGAATTTTTGAGAAATGTCTTTAAACACCCGGTATATTCCATCAGAAAGTTATTTTATAATCTTGTTCGAACTGTATTAGATTATTTTGCTACGTTTGTTGATGGCGTAGTCAATGTAGCGCAATCTATCGGTAATGCCTTTATTGCCGGTGCTAATATAGCTATTAAAGCTATCAACTGGATCATTGACGCTTTGAATACACTCGGTTTAGGGTTAGGTAATGTTGGCGAAATGGGTTACATGTCCAATGACGGTAGTTTTGCCAATGGTATCCGTGCTATGGGAGAGATGTTTAATCCAGGAGAGGCTCCTGATGATTATGAATCTTTTGACGGCATGCGTGCTAACATGATAACTCCAGGCAGTTTGTGGGATGGGATGGCAAATCCTTTCTCAACTGCTGGCAATGCTTTTAGTGGTACTAAGGCTTTTGGTCAAGGCGTTGGTGATGCTATGCAAGGCTTCGCTGATAAGATGAAAGGTCAAGACGAACTTGCTTCTAAGTTTGACCAAATGAACCAAACGCCAGCAGGAGCTGGTACTCCTTCTGGTGGTGCTGGTGGTCTTGGAGACAAGTTAGGTAAAGGCAAGAACATTGGTAACGTCGGTAAGATTGAAGATGAAGTCAAGCTGAAAGACGAAGATATCAAGATGATGCGTGATGTTGCAGAACGTAAGTACATCATTGATTACCAAGTTCTAACACCTCAAGTTAGTGTCAATTACGAGTCTAAAAATAGCGCTACTGAACAAGATATCAATGATCTAGTTGGCAAGATTGAAGAAAAGATTATCGGATTGGTCGATAGCGACCTAGGAATTGCGTAGGAGGTAGAAAGAAATGGCGATTGGTATTTTTGTAGAGTACAAAGGTCAGGTCACACAACTTCCTGTCAATCCAGAAGAGCTAAAAACGAAGAATAGCGCCAATAACGAGTCAACAACGAGTATTGCGCTAGGAGAAATAACCCAGATGAGTTTTCCTAAACTATCTGAGGTTACTTTCACTTCATTCTTCCCGAGAGACACTTTCCGCTCTTATGTCCTGAATAAATCAGGAACGCCTGAAACCTATGTTCGACTCTTAAAGAAAATCATGGACGGAAAAGAACCTTGTCGCTTGATTATCTCTGGCGTGGGTATCAATATGCTTGCGACAGTTGAGAGTTTCGAGCAACAAAGAAAAGCTGGTATTCATGAGGATGTTTATTACGACATCACTTTCAAAGAGTACAAGATGGCCAAGGCTCGGTTTGTAAAAATCGAAAAGAAGGTATCAGAAGAGAAGAAAGCTAGTCAGCCTCAGAAAGAACAAGCTCCCTCAACCAAGAAAGAAGTGACTATCGGTGCAAAGGTGCTCGTCAATGGGCAGCTGCATAGAGATAGCTACGGAGAAGGGCCGGGTCAAACTGAGTCAAACGCAACTAGGCTTGTCAATTATATCAATATGAAAGGGTCGCATCCTTATCACGTTACCATGTTGGATGGTGGTTGGCGTGGTTGGGTTACTGCTGATTCGGTACAAGTCCTATGATGGAATTTCTGATTCAAGATGTGAATGACGGTAAAGTCTTTGATATCACTGAGTTGGTCGGAGGTGTCAAATGGGAAACCAGTATTGATTTTCAGCCGGGAAAACTTGAGTTTGATATGATCATAGACTCGCAGGTTGCTTGTAACTTTGGGGATGTTATTCGCTTTAAGGTAGATGATAAGGGCATTTTTTACGGTAAAGTTTTCAAGAAAAAGCGGAAATCAGCCAAGAAATGGTCGGTTACTGCTTATGACAGAATGAGGTACCTGAAAAACACTGACACAATCGTGTTTGAAGCCTCTAAAAGTCATGAAATCTTCAGTAAGATTTGCGAAATATCAGAACTTGAGTACAAAGTTGTTGATGAAGGAAACTGGACGTGTCCTGAGAAAATCGAAGATAAGAAAACTTATTTTGCGATGATCCAGAATGCTTTGGACTTAACATTGATTCATGGTGGTATGTGGTACATCATCAGGGATAACTTTGGCACAGTCGAGCATATAGCCTTAAATTCGCTGATTACTGACTTAGTGATTGGTGATGATAGCGTGGCGACAGACTTTGACTATGAAGGTTCTATCGATGACAGTTTCAACTATGTGAAGCTGACTAAAGACAACAAGCAGAGTAAGAAGCGTGAAGTTTACGTTGTGAAAGACTCTAAAAACGTTGCTCTTTGGGGCAAGTTGCAGTACCACGAAAAAGTGGATGAAAAGATGAATGAGAGTCAGATTCAACAAAAGGCTGAACTCTTATTGAAAGCTAAGAATCATCCTAAAAAGACCTTTAAAGTTCCTTGTTTAGGACATCTTGGAATCAGTGCAGGCAACAGTGTTGTACTGGATTTTGCTGATTTAGAGTCTGAAGGGATTAAGAAGAACAGCCTTGGTATTATCTCTAAATGTACCCATAAGTGGGACAAGGTGCATACAATGGATTTAGAATTGAGGACGCTGGAATAATGGCAGGAGAGTTATTAGCACGCCTTTTGGCGCAAGGAGTAGATGATGGGACAGATAGAACAGATATTGTTTTTGGTTCTGTCACGTCTGTTTCTCCTTTAACAATCAAGGTTAATAATAAACTTGAAATCCCAGAGTCTTTTTTAGTTCTAAGTCCGATGGTTAAAGAACTACGCACTGGAGATACTGAAGGGGACAACAAGAGATGGATTGTTTTTCGTGATCTTGAAGCAGGAGACAAAGTCTTAATGATTAAAGCTCAGAATGGGCAATTATACTACGTTTTACAAAGGATGGAGTGAAGATGGTAGATATACGAAACATTGAAGAAGTTGTTTTGCCATCCTACACTTATCAAGTGAAAAATGGCAGAATACACGGATATATTGACGGCTTAGAAGCCATGAGGCAAGCAGTTGAAAAGATTTTGCTTACAGAACGGTTTGAGTGGGTTATCTACTCTTCAAACTACGGAGTAGAATTGGAGCGCTTGATTGGAAAGCCTTATGATTTTGTAAAAGCTGACCTTGAGAGAACAATTTCTCAAGCCTTGTTAGTTGATACAAGAATTAAAAGTATCCAAAATTTCTTCATCGAGCAACAAACCAAGGACAGCTTGCTTTGTGTCTTTGAAGTCCATACCATATCTGGTTTATTTAAAGTTGAAAAGGAGGTGACGCTGATTAATGATAGGTGATTTCTTAGAAAAATATACGTTTGATTATCTGATGAATGACGCTCTTTCTCGTGTCAATGAAAATATTGATACACGGGAAGGTTCTATCATCTATGACGCATTAGCGCCTGCTTGTTACGAGTTAGCTGGTTTTTATTTGCAGTTAAAAAATCTACTGCTAGATACATTTCCACAGACTGCTATTGGCCAATACCTAGACTACAAGGTTGAAGAGTTCGGTCTACATCGTTATCCGTCAAAAAAAGCGGTACGCTTTGCGGAGTTTAAAAACGAGAGAAAAGAAGGTATACAAATCGCTTTAGGCTCTCGTTTTGCGACTCTTGATGAAGCTGCAATCATCTACAAGGTTGTTCGTGCCACAGATGTAGTAGGCAAGTATGAAGTAGAGTGTGAGACAAGCGGCGTTGTCGGTAACCGCTATTACGGCAATATCTTGCCCTTGGAGAACTACAGAAACCTCGCTACAGCAGTCTTAGGAGAAATTGTTACATCCGGTCAAGATGAAGAAACTGACGATGACTTGCGGAAGCGTTTCTTGATTTACGTCAATGAGAAGCCGTTTGGCGGTAATTTCATTGAGTACGTTCAGCGTGTCCGTGAAATTGACGGAGTTGGTGCAGTTCAGGTTTATCCAGTTTGGAATGGCTCAGGAACGGTTAAAGTAGTTATTTTAGACAACGACTTAAACTTGGCATCTACTGAGACAATTAAGAAGGTGCAAAATGTTCTGGATCCACTTGAATATACTGGAAAAGGAGTTGGACTTGCTCCTATCAATCACCGTGTGACGGTTACGACTGCGACACGCTTCCCGATTGATATTGAGTTTAAACTTGAGTTGATGACAGGATATCAGCTAAATCAAGTAAAAGAACTGGTAGACAAGGCTCTAGACCAGTATTTCTTGGATTTGAGAAAGAACTGGGCGCAATACTCAGATGTCAATACCTACAGCATGAAAATCTATCGCTCGCAGTTAATGGCCAAGTTACTTACTATTAACGGCGTCGCAAACGTTGATAAGATGAAATTGAACAATCGTGAAGCTGATCTAGCGCTTGTTTTCACAGGGCAATTACAACAATTGCCGTATAAAGGAACAGTGAGGGTTGTTTAATGGCAAAAGAAGTAAACTTATCTGAATACGTTCCAAATTACTATGAGGGCGTCAAGGATATGAAAGAGCTGGTTAAGGTTGAAAATGCTCTATTTAAAGATGGAACTATCTCGTTAGAGCAGTTTATCAAGAATCAGTTCATTATGTATTGTGATGTTCCTACGTTGACGAAATTTGAAGAAGTATACGATATTGTTGCCCACCCAACCGATACGTTGGAGTGGAGAAGAGAACGTGTCTTGTTGCGGATCAATATGAGACCACCATTTTCTTGGTGGTTTTTAATTCGCAAATTGGACGACCTTTTCGGCAAAGGAAAGTACAAGGCTTCAGTAGATTTCGCTAATCAGGTCTTACTGATTGAGTCTGGTGCAGAAACGAGCGGACTTTTCAGAGAGTCTGTTGTTTTTATCAACGCAATCAAACCAGCGAACATGGTATATACGCATATTCCAACAGTAACTGAACGAGTCAAGCTGAAAGAACGGCTATTTAAGACCTCGGTAGACTTTGCTAGAGTTGGTTATGCAGTTGTAGGGGTGACAGCTCTTGAATACGAAGGAGCAGAAGAAGAGGTTATATTTAGTGATTAAAGAAACATTATTTACCTCGATTACTGATACTGTATTAGCTAAAATAAGCAAAGCTAGATTAAATAGCAATCAAGTTGTCTCAATCCAAAAAAGACGGGATAGGCAATTTGTTTTTGTAGAGTTTTTAATACCCGATTCGGTAAGAGAGGTTACGAAAGTGGAGTTGTTAGATGCGTCAGACATTGTTCTATCAGTGATAGAAGTGTACGTTCCGATTGAAACAACGACACGGTTCAAGTATAAATTGGAGGTGCTAACAGATGGTTAAAACTTGGAGATCAAGGGATATCATTGGAGCAGAGGATGCGCAGCGTTGGGAAAACAAAGCTGACGCAACCCATCGTCACAAGGTTGCAGACATTGACGGTCTTGAAGCGATTATTGGCAACCAAACAACAAATAAAGCGAATCAGGCAGACCTTGCTGCTCACACTCAAAACCAAAACAACCCACACAATGTCACTAAGCAACAAGTGGGGCTAGGGAATGTCACGAATGTTGAGCAAGCAAGTAAGCAAGATCTTCAAAATCACTTAAACAATCATAACAACCCTCACGGTGTCACAAAGACACAGGTAGGATTGGGTAATGTCACGAATGTGGAACAGGCTAGTAAGCAGGAGTTCAACGCTCATACTACTAATCGAAAGAATCCGCATAGTGTGACGAAAGAGCAAGTCGGTCTAGCAAATGTGACGAACGTGGAACAAGCCAGCAAGACCGATTTTGACGCTCACGCAAGAGATACGACTAAACACATTACTCAACAAGAGAGAACCTCTTGGAATGGTAAGGCAGATAGTCGTGCATTGACAGACCACACAGGGAACCGCAACAACCCTCACGGTGTTACAAAGTCTCAAGTCGGTCTAGGGAATGTCACGAATGTTGAACAAGCGAGTAAGAGTGAGTTTAATTCTCATTCGCAAAATTCGACTATTCACGTATCGAGCGTGGATAAGAATAGATGGAATAATGCTCAACTAACCAAGCTGACGAATGACAATGGCAGTGCTAAGACCGCTACAGGAAACTGGGATAGCTATGTTGAATCAGGCATGTATACAGGAGCAGGGCTGACGAATTCACCAAAAGGTTCACGTTCTCCGCTCTATGTTACTGTAACGAAAATCGATGGCCAGAACGTTATGCAGCAGGCAGTAGATAACGCAAATACATTTACTGCGGTTAGAACCAAAGTCAATGGTGTTTGGGGAAGCTGGCAGGTGTTGCCCAGGCTGGATATGAAAGTGATTCCGATTCAATTTATACCTGGTATCATGCCTTCAAAATTAGCAACGGAAGAAATGAATAAGATTTATGTTATCGGTAACTGGATTTCGTTCATTGCATTCATTGATAAAGATTCAATTAATAAGTCAAAAACAACTATTGCATCTTATACCAAAAGTTTATTCAAACTACCAAAAGAATATGCTTTTTTAGATAGAAAAAATTATAGTGATGAACATGAGTTCTTTGGAGAGCGATACAACTTTACCTCACTTGAAAGACATTTTAATAATAAAGTGCGTCATGTGGAAGGAAAATATTATCGAGACCAGGAAATCGTGGGACATTTTAACACTGATTATCAAGGGGAAAGCAAAGATTTAATTATCACAGGCAGTTGGTTAAAACCGAAATAAATTATAGAAAGAAGTAAATAACATGGAATTTTTAGTAGAAAACAAACTTTTTCGAGTTGACAAAACAGTAGTAACTATCCGTAAGGAACAACCTTTCACGTATTATACTCGTGAATTGGACGGAGACCATCAAGGAGATTCTGATGAAAAAATCATTCAAGCAGTTTTAGAGCAAGTTCGTGCAGAGCTTGACCCTACATCTGCGATTGTACAAGCTCAAGCGAAACTGCAAGAAACACAAGCTGAATTGGAGCAGGCTAAACAGAAACTGGCTGAGACAGAAGCCAAACAGACGGCTACAGACCAAGAAGTTAAGCATAACAAAGCTGAAACCGACCGCTATGGAAAAATCATCCATGCGGTCGTTTTAAATGCTGTAGCAGGTAAGACAATCGCTTATGGAACCAACTACAAGGAATTGGTTGAACTCATTCCACTTGCCGAAGTTGGTAAACGCTACATGGCACATGACTTGATTACCCTTGAAGACCCAACACACGTTGAAGTGGACGGCGAAGGAAAGCGTATCTTGGTTCAGTTGAACAAGGAATTCACTTATAGCGGTGAACCTGTCAGCGATTTCGCTCGTAATGGTCGTCTTGAAATGGATGGAACAGGCGCAGCGTGGAAGTACGAACCTCAAGAAACGACTGTCGCACCAGCAGCTGCAGTTTCTACAACAGCTACCGTGACTCCTACAGCAACAGAACCTTCTGCTACAACAGTTGCACCTAACCAATAATGGAGGTGTTTATGGCAGAATTTGAACGTTTAATTGTCCAAATTTTTCTTTCTCTCATTCCTGTTGTCGGACTTTATTTCTCGATGAAAGACCGAGCGACCAAACAAGAGAATCGTCTCACGGTTTTAGAGAAAGACATTGAGAATCTGCATGAATTCAAGATGTCTGCAAACAAACGACTAGATAACCACGATGAACAAAACAAGGCTATCTTAGTCCTTGCGGAACAAGTTAAGTCGTTAGGTGAAGATGTTAGAGAGTTGAAAACGTTGATTCAGAGTAAAAGCTAAGAAAGGGGCGCAGAATGGTCTGTAATCTCAATACGACCAATCTTGCTCAAGTGGATGGTGGTTACCTCATCAAGCAAGGTGATGTGGCTTCTACCTTTGGATTTGTCCTCTTAGACGAAGATTATCGAGCCGTCCCCTCTCTTGAGGGGGAGGTGGCGGTCGTTAGTCTGACCATGGGCAAGTACCAATGGAAGAAGAAGGTAGCTGTCACGAACTCAAGCGTGAATTTTAATCTGGACACTATCTTGCCAATTGGGAAATACCGCTTAGAGATTAGTGCTGGTGGGTATATTTTCCCGAGTGACAAAGAAACCCACATCAAGATAGTGGCTTCAGATAAGGAATTGGTCACAGAGGAAGTCCATGCTCTTAAGGAGCTGGATATAGCAAAGGAAGTTGAGAAACAACTTTCAAAAAAAACAGTAACAGATGGTGGAGTATGTCCGGAATTTCCCGATCTACTCTTCTTTTATAATATTGGAAAGGTATGAAAACAATGGACACAACAAAATTAACAGCATTCGCACAGGCAGTAGGAGCAGATATCAAGGAAGTTAAACAAAGCGTCAGCACTAAAGTAGAGACTTCAGCAATGACGCAAGCTATCTCACAAGCAGTTACTCAAGCCAAATCAGAAGTCAAAGCTGAAATATTGGGTGAGTCTGTACCTGAAAATCTTGACACACTGAAAGAAATTGCGGATAAGATTACTAACATGGGACAGGACGAAAACGGCGCTCTTCTCGGAAAAGTAACTGAAGTCAGCGGACGTGTAGACCAGATCGCTAATCTTGATTTAGTAGCAACTTATAACCAAGCGAAAGCGTGATATCTATGAATAACCTTGAAAACCTAGCAACCGCAATAGGTAAGGATATCAAGGATATCAAGACACGTTTTGCGACTAAAGAAGAAATGCACGAGGCAGCTGATATTGACTATTCTCAGATCGTGACGCATGAAGAACTTGAAGAGAAGCATTATCTAACAGAACATCAATCGCTTGCGGAGTATGCTAAAAAATCTGAATTACCTGTTCCATATGACGATTCTATAATCAAGCAACGATTGACTGTTTTGGAAGAGCGTCCAGTCAATAGCACACCAACATATCGCATCGTCAAAGGTGATATACCGGGCGGTGGTGTTGGGGCAACTGCAACGATTACTGCCAATGATTTAATGAACCCTGACGGTATTAAAGTCGGAGATATTATTGAAGATTACTGGAGTGGGGCAACTAGCACTAACCAAGGTTTTTGGAAAGTAACCGCTGTTAACGGAACTAATATCTCTGTTCAAGGAATCGGAACAAGAAACTTTCCGATTCCTTATAACGATAATGAATTAAAACAAAGGATTTTAACGTTAGAGAGTCGCCCAAGCTCAGGAAGTGGTGGTCTGGGTACTGAAGAGATAGCTACTTATAGCAATACAGTCATCTATATTCCTAACGGGAATATCGTATACAATAAGAGCTTAAAGAAGTTATCTTTTCCAAAATGTAATGTAAAAGTTGGAAAGTCCAATTATTGGTGTGAGGCTCAAGAGGTTTCTATCAATGGCAGTGCAGGCTTTATCGTGTTTAATAAGGCTCAAAAACGAATTGTCGGAGGCGAGGTTAACACGACTAATGATGTATTGCTTGGCTATTACGACAACAATGCTGGTAATTACTACATCAATACTTTTAGTAAAGCGACAAAGACCAAAAAAATTGCTTGTTTGGGTGATTCGATTACTGAAGGTGTTAACGCTGGAGGTTGGCAATGGCACCGCTACATTGATAGTTGGTGCAAAAGTAACGGCATTAATAGTATTGTCACGAATTTGGGTATTGGCGGAACATCCGTCTGTACTTCAAGTTATGTAACTGACAGATTGAAGCCATTTGTCAACCGATTAGACACAATACCAACTGATGCGGACATTGTAGTTGTCTTCGGAGGTACAAATGATTGGGGTAACAATGCTACGCTCGGAACCATTGAAGACACAGGCACAGAAACGTTTTACGGTGCTTACAAGCACATTTTAGAGTGGTTGGCAATCAATCGTCCAAATGCAAAAGTAATGACTATGACACCGCTGAAACGCTATTTTAGAGGTGGTGGTACGACTTGGGTGAATGCTCAGACAACACCAAATAACAAAGGAAACTTGTTACAAGACTATGTTCGAGCAGTCAAGGAGGTGTCAGATCTGTATGCTGTTCCGTGCGTTGACTTGCATAATGATTCTGGGCTTAATCCAGTCTTAGAAATCGTCCGTACAAAATTTATGGGAGACGGATTACATCCGACCGCAGAAGGGAATAAGAGGATGTATCCGATTATTTTAGATAAGATGCGTCCACTTTTAGAATACGATTGATGAGGTGTATATGCAAATTGAATTTTTTGATTTTTTTAGAAGTGTCGTTCAGACTGAAGATGGTCTTATCTTATACGCTCTGACCTTGATTGTTTCAATGGAAATTATTGATTTTGTGACAGGAACTATTGCTGCTATTGTCAATCCTGATATTGAATACAAGAGTAAAATTGGTATCAATGGCCTACTTCGTAAGATTTTAGGGGTTCTCTTATTGATGATCCTTATTCCGATGTCTGTCCTATTACCTGAAAAGACAGGTTTTGCATTTCTATATTCGATTTATCTCGGGTATATCGCATTTACTTTTCAATCGCTTATTGAGAACTACCGTAAATTGAAAGGGAATGTTACCATTTTTCAACCAATATTGAAAGCATTCCAACGCTTGCTTGAAAAAGATGAAGATAAAAATAAAGGAGAATAACACATGCAACAAATTAATGAAATTATCACAAACGGAGCAGTAAGCATTGCAATTATTTTGCTTGCTATCGCAGTTAAAGCGGTCAAGGAGTACCTCATAAAAGAGGGTGGTGAAAAGACTGTCAAAATCGCTGAAATCCTAGCTAAAAACGCAGTTCATGCCGTTGAGCAAGTCGCCTCTGAAACTGGTTTTAAAGGCGAAGAAAAGTTGGAACAAGCCCGCACTAAAATTCGTGCAGAGCTCAACAAGTACAATATCAACATGACTGATAAGGACTTAGACACATTTGTCGAGTCAGCAGTTAAACAGATGAATGACGCTTGGAAAGGAGAACAATAATGGATATCGATACAAGCAGACTACGCACAGACTTGCCGATTGTTGGATTTGAGCCTTTCCGTCAAGTGCATGCCCACTCGACGGGAAATCGCAACTCAACCGCTCAAAACGAGGCAGACTACCACTACAGAAAGGACCCTGGACTTGGGTTCTTTTCTCATGTCGTTGGAAATGGCCGTGTGATGCAGGTAGGCCCTGTAAATAAGGGAATGTGGGACGTTGGGGGCGGTTGGAACGCTGAGACTTATGCAGCGGTTGAATTGATTGAAAGCCATTCAACCAAAGAAGAGTTCATGACAGACTACCGTCTTTACATCGAATTGTTACGCAACCTAGCAGATGAAGCAGGCTTGCCGAAAACGCTTGATACAGACGACCTTGAGGGTATCAAAACGCACGAATACTGTACCAATAACCAACCGGACAACAGTAGCGACCACGTTGACCCTTACCCATATCTTGCTAAATGGGGAGTTAGTCGTGAACAGTTTAAGCGAGACATTGAGAACGGCCTAGGCGCTGAAACAGGCTGGCAGAAGAATGACACAGGCTATTGGTATGTACGCTCAGACGGCTCTTATCCGAAAGACAAGTTTGAGAAGGTCAACGGAACTTGGTATTACTTCGACGGCTCAGGCTACATGCTTGCAGACCGCTGGAAGAGGCACTCAGACGGCACCTGGTACTACTTTGACCAATCAGGCGAGATGGCCACAGGCTGGAAGAAAATCGCTGAGAAGTGGTACTATTTCGACATAGAAGGTGCCATGAAGACAGGATGGGTCAAGTACAAGGATACATGGTACTATCTCGACAGCAAGAGCGGAAACATGGTATCTAATGAATTCGTCAGAGCAGGTCAAGGCTGGTATTACATTAAACCAGACGGAACAATGGCAGACAAGCCAGAGTTCACGGTAGAACCAGACGGCTTGATTACGACTAAATAAATGTGATACAATAGTTGTGAGATAACGAAAGACATTTGAGGGCAGAAAGGTTCCTTCCGCACCTTGAAAAAGGTATCTGAGATGCTGGGTACACCGACCAGCCAAGTGTCCGTTATTTCAAAGGAGGGAGCTTAAATGCTCCTTTTTTATTTAAAATTTCAAAAAATAAAATGAAAGGAAACTTTCTAAAATGTTCTTTCACCGCAGGCTCAGGCTTGCGGTTTTTTTGTTTGCTTAAAAATGGATTTAAAATCCAAGAAATGTAAATCGAATAAACGCATTTCAAATCCGTAAAATCATCTGCTTGTGAGAGTAGTGGTTTTGTAAAAATAAAAACAGTGACATTACTCACTGATCCTTTTGTAAACTATTAGAATTAAATTAAAACCTTCTCAACTATACGGGCAAATATGAGTATGAAAATGAATACGATGATGAATACGATTTAAAAAAATGATAGCAATTAATGAAAATGATTTTAAAGAAAAATAAGCAAAAACTCAACTATTGACAAGTAACGATAAGTATTTGTAAACGTTTTTCACTTATGGTATAATAAGCATTGTATTTATTGTATATGAATCTGGAGAAAAAATCAAAGATATTTTTGAAGGATAATATGAGAACAAGGGAGAATATATGACCTTAGAATGGGAAGAATTTCTAGATCCTTACATTCAAGCTGTTGGTGAGTTAAAGATTAAACTTCGTGGCATTCGGAAGCAATATCGTAAGCAAAATAAGCATTCTCCTATTGAGTTTGTGACTGGTCGAGTCAAGCCAATTGAGAGCATCAAGGAAAAAATGGCTCGTCGTGGCATTACTTATGCGACCTTGGAACACGATCTGCAAGATATTGCCGGCTTGCGTGTGATGGTCCAGTTTGTAGATGACGTCAAGGAAGTAGTGGAAATTTTGCACAAGCGTCAGGACATGCGAATCATACAGGAGCGAGATTACATTACTCATCGAAAAGCATCAGGCTACCGTTCCTATCACGTGGTAGTAGAATATACGGTTGATACTATCAATGGTGCCAAGACCATTTTGGCGGAAATTCAAATACGTACCTTGGCCATGAATTTCTGGGCAACAATAGAACATTCTCTCAACTACAAGTACCAAGGGGATTTCCCAGAGGAGATAAAGAAGCGACTGGAAATTACAGCCAAGATTGCCCATCAGTTGGATGAAGAAATGGGTAAAATTCGTGATGATATCCAAGAAGCCCAGGCTCTTTTTGATCCTTTGAGTAGAAAATTAAATGACGGTGTAGGAAACAGTGACGATACAGATGAAGAATACAGGTAAACGAATTGACCTGATAGCTAATAGAAAACCGCAGAGTCAAAGGGTTTTGTATGAATTGCGAGATCGTTTGAAGAGAAATCAGTTTATACTCAATGATACCAATCCGGACATTGTCATCTCCATTGGTGGGGACGGTATGCTCTTGTCGGCCTTTCATAAGTATGAAAACCAGCTTGATAAGGTCCGCTTCATTGGTGTTCATACTGGACATTTGGGCTTCTATACGGACTACCGTGATTTTGAGTTGGACAAGCTAGTGACTAATTTGCAACTAGATACTGGGGCAAAGGTATCATACCCTGTTCTGAATGTGAAGGTCTTTCTTGGAAATGGTGAAGTTAAGATTTTCAGAGCACTAAATGAAGCTAGTATCCGCAGGTCTGATCGAACCATGGTAGCAGATATTGTAATCAATGGTGTTCCCTTTGAGCGTTTTCGTGGAGACGGGCTAACAGTTTCGACTCCGACTGGCAGTACAGCCTATAACAAGTCGCTTGGTGGAGCTGTTTTGCATCCTACCATTGAAGCTCTTCAGTTGACGGAAATTGCCAGCCTTAATAATCGCGTCTATCGAACGCTAGGTTCGTCCATTATTGTTCCTAAGAAGGATAAGATTGAACTCATTCCAACGAGAAACGATTACCATACCATTTCAGTTGACAATAGCGTTTATTCTTTCCGTAATATTGAACGTATTGAGTATCAAATCGACCATCATAAGATTCACTTTGTTGCGTCGCCGAGCCACACCAGTTTCTGGAATCGTGTTAAGGATGCTTTCATCGGCGAGGTGGACGAATGAGGTTTAAATTTATCGCAGATGAACATGTCAAGGTTAAGACCTTCTTAAAAAAGCATGAGGTTTCTAAGGGATTGCTGGCCAAGATTAAGTTTCGAGGTGGAGCTATTCTGGTCAATGATCAACCGCAAAATGCAACGTATCTATTGGATATTGGAGACCGAGTTGTCATTGATATTCCCGCTGAGGAAGGCTTTGAAACTCTAGAAGCTATCGAGCGCCCACTGGATATTCTCTATGAGGATGACCATTTTCTAGTCTTGAATAAACCCTATGGAGTGGCTTCTATTCCTAGTGTTAATCACTCCAATACCATTGCCAATTTTATCAAGGGTTACTACGTCAAGCAAGACTATGAAAATCAGCAGGTTCACATTGTGACTAGGCTTGACCGAGACACTTCTGGATTGATGCTCTTTGCCAAACACGGCTATGCCCATGCACGATTAGACAAGCAGTTGCAGAAGAAGTCCATTGAAAAACGTTACTTTGCTTTGGTTAAAGGTGATGGCCACTTGGAAGCAGAGGGGGAAATTATTGCTCCTATTGCGCGTGATGAAAACTCTATTATCACTAGACGGGTGGCTAAAGGTGGAAAGTATGCCCATACATCATATAAGATTGTAGCTTCTTATGAAAATATCCACTTGGTTGACATTCGCCTGCACACTGGTCGAACCCACCAAATCCGAGTACATTTTTCTCATATTGGTTTTCCTTTGTTGGGAGATGATTTGTATGGTGGTAGCTTGGATGACGGCATCCAACGTCAGGCCCTGCATTGCCATTACCTATCCTTTTATCATCCATTTTTAGAGCAAGACTTGCAGTTAGAAAGTCCCTTGCCGGATGATTTTAGCAACCTTATTACCCAGTTATCAACTAATACTCTATAAAAACTGATTCAGAGTATAATTATTATTTTAAAGGAGAAAACTCATGGAAGTTTTTGAAAGTCTCAAAGCCAACTTGGTTGGTAAAAATGCTCGTATCGTTCTCCCTGAAGGGGAAGAGCCTCGTATTCTTCAAGCGACTAAACGCTTGGTAAAAGAAACAGAAGTGATTCCTGTTCTGCTTGGAAATCCTGAAAAAATT